ATAGTCTTGGGAATATTCAAGCAGTAAGGAATCCACACTCGCCGTTGTGTCGAGATGGATTGCTATTGTTTGGGCAGGATTAGATTTATTTAATCTAAGCATAGTTCTTGATGTTAGATTTATTTTGTTAGGTTTGGGGGGCGGTTAAACCCCCCATCCTAACTTTATATAATGTATCGGTTATTAACCGATGGTGATTCCTGACAATACTGCCGTTAAATCACTACCGCTAACTTCGCTAGCAGGTTCTGGTTCTTGTCCTACAAAGTTTAATGTGTATCCATTTAAATCGCCGAAACTGGTTCCGGTAGCCCCGGTTCCACCAGTAAGCTGTAAACCATTTTCCTGTCCTAAGTAGAAGAACTTACCTACGCCATCAACTGAACCATTATTGGTTTCAACGATAACTTTTAGGTTAGGGTTCTGTGCTAGGACTTTCATTTGGTTTCTCGTAGCTGACTGAAGCTTAAAGAAAATAGCATTAACGCTTTGTTCGTAGAAAATAGTTCCATTTTCTGGAGTTGAAGTGATGGTTTCTGTGTAATCACTAGTTTGACGGAATAGTTCGAACTTATAGAAAGTTCCACTACCTGTCATTTCGCTGATTAAACCTTCACTCGCATCCACGATGGTGTCTACAGAACCAGAAAGGATGTATAGATTTTTTAATCCACCGCTATTCGAACGACAGCCGAGGGTAAATCCTGATGTAATATCACAAGTTGACATAGTTTTCTGGTTTTAAGTGTTAATATTATTAGGCGATGTTTGAAACAACAAACTCTGGATACGCGATTTGAACCCCTAGTTTCATAGATAATCTATGACGGAGAGAATCTGTATTTATGTCAAACCAAAGGGCGAAGTTATCCACGTCGCTTACTAAGTCAGTTCCAACTACGATTTGTTTAGCAGGTGCTAAAATCATACGATTAGATGAACCTAAACCAGCTGTTCCAACTACACGAACGTTTTGGAATGGGTAAACCATATCCAATACACCCCCACGATTAGAAATCGCGTCAGGATTAAAGAAATACGAGTTAGCTGTTCTAACTGAAGCAACAAACTTACGGAAGTTAGAAACACTCATAAATAGTGTTAAATCTTCTCTGTCTGCTACGTCTGCTGGGATAGCGTCAATCATAGTGTCTAATACAGCCAATGAAGCAGTAGTAGCTGAAGCAACTTCAACAACACCTGTTCCGGCACCTGTTAAAGCGATAAGTCCATCACTACAATCAACAGACGAAGTAGCATTCCAAAGGAATACATCGTTCTTCTTTTTCATTTGGTTAACGATTAACTCGCTGTAAGTTTCAGCAAGTTTCCAAGTAGTGTTGTATGAACCAGCATCTAGAGACGAAATACCTAAGTATTTAGTGTCTAAGTCTTTCAAACATAGAGAATCGAATGATTGTCTACCACAAACTTGAATGTTGCGTTGAGTGAATGTTGCTGAACCAGAAGGAGTTGTAGCACAACCATAGCCTTCTTGAACTACCAAATCAACCTCGAAAAGGTTTAATGGTTCGATATATTTAATACCTTCTTGAACGGAGGTATATTCCGCTGTATTTCCCGTATACACGATTTTTGGGACGATTTTACCGGCTGTTTGATTTGAGAAATCACTTAATGCCGAAACGTTAAGACTCATATTATTTTAAGTTTTAAGTTATTAGTTGTTATTAGTTATTTTTTAGAAAATCTTTCCATTACTAAATCGAACCTTTTAGAGTTAAATATCTCTGCTGTTGGTTTGATTGATTTGTCTGTGGACATCATTTCTGGCATAGATTTGTCAGTTGCTGGTGAATCCTCGTATTCAGCCATTTTAGCTTTAAGTTCTGCCATTTCAGCTTTCATAGCTTCCATTTCGCCCTTAACTGCTTCAACAATAGCTTTCACTACATCGCCCATACCGGCTTCATCATCCATCATAGCTTCGGCTTCTTCCTCCTCGGTTTCGCCTGCCATTTTTTCTACGTCTACACCTTCAATAGATGCTGGTTGTTCAACTTCACCATCGATAGCAAGTTCCTCACCTTCACGTTTCTCGATTTCGGCTTCGCTAGTGTATTCAACAACTTTGCCGTCCTCAACTCTAATCACCGCCCCATCCTCTAAACGATGTTCTCCGTCAGGTGCTGTAAGTTCTTGTCCGTCTGCTGTTCTAACTCTAACTTCGCTTCCAACCTTGAGTTCGTCGCCTGGGAAAATGATTGTGAACGCTTTGTTTTCGTCCATAATCTCACCAAACGTTTCGTTTGATGTTTCCTCAACAACCGCTTCAGTAGGGGCTTCTGTCAATGAAAAATGTTGCTTTACTAACTCTTTAAGTTCGTTGCTAGTCATTTTTTGATTGATTTTAAGTTTTTAGAATAGTTTTACTCCAACGTAATATCAAGGGGCGTTGGATTTCCCCCTTTTTCGTGTTTGAATGAATCGTGTAGCTGGGCATAGCATATAGCACTTGCCTGCTTTGTAGTATATTCATCACTTATTTGTTCTATACATCTACCGATGAATACATCTCTATCCTCTCCTGCTTTTCTGTTCGGTATTGGCATTATCGTTTGTATTTAGTCATTGTGTCAACTAAGGCTTGTGAACCAATATATGCTACAGCAATGTATGTCCAATCACCTGAAGTAAGTGAACCAAATATTGCTAATAAAGTAGCTATAGAAAATACTATAAACTTTCTACTTGCCCATTTACCTAAAAATCTGTCTATTATTCCCATTATACTAGTTTTGTTAGTTTATTTACAAAATATCCTTCTACAGATACACCTTTTACTTTACCTTGCTTGATGTAATCATTCCAAAAGTCATCATTGTCGATTTTGAATAAGCCAAACCAGGTTCCTTTTGGTAAATCATAACCAAACACATTAGATTTATCTGTTTTAGGTTCATCGATTAACCAGCTTTCTGCTACATAAATACCATCAACCATAGAATCCATATCGTGTTCTAAGTTGATATTATCAGCGTTTTTACTTTTAGCAAATGCGTATGCTATTTTTTTAATGGTTTCCTCTGTAAAATATACGTAATACTTTTCCCCATCCTCATCTCTACGTTCTATAAGTTTATTTGGAACCATAATAGGTGTAGCAACGATTTGTTGTTCATCCATTTGTTCCTGAGAGAATGATAATCTACCATCAGCTAACAGATTAGTTAATGTATCGTTATTTAATGAAGTAGCATCAGCACGTCTATCTAATATAGCACTTGGACGTTTTCTATCACTTGCTTTATCCTTTCTAGGTATAATAAATGCTTGCCAGAAATGTTGGCAGTTTTTACCTCCTTTATAAGTGAAAATATCATAGAAACGTTGTCCTTGTAAACCGAATCCTTCATTAGCACCTTGGATAGTAAGTTTGTTGATGTCTTCCTTACGGAACCATTTACCTGCTTTAATAACGTTTTGACAAAATGTTCTACTATTATTACCTACAGATTCTGTGCCATCGTATCGAGTGTATCTATATAATACTTTCCATTGTCCATAATCATCAACAGATGGTTGATTTTCCTTACTAGCACCTTTTATTTGTGAAACAGAAGCAACAAATGTGTCAAAGTTAAAATCCGCGTCTAAACGCACTGCCTTTTTCAAGTCATAGCCCTCGGTGCTTAAATCTTCTTCATCGATACCTACGTTTAATAATGCGTCTAAAACGGCATCCTTTAGCTTATCCTCTAAATCGGTTATTTCATTTACATAATCAGGTAATGCTGAAACATCTACATTAAACAAATCACTATGTTGTCCACAAGGCATATAGTAGGTTTTATCACCAATAGTATGTTCGTGCCAACTATCCTCACTACATCCATATTTTGGAGATTGTGCCCTTGCTTCCTCTGGAGTATCGTAATAAGGCATATTTTCATATTCACCTACTTTAGCCATTTCCTGCTTGATTAACTCCTCTATAATAACAGATTCTAAGTTAGTTTCAGGAACGCAGTTAGGAACTTTACGTCCGTTTTTAGTTTTTAGTCCTATTGCTTTGTAGCCTGGTTGGCAAGCATCATCTAAATCAAAGCCGATTTCATTTTCAGTAGATAACTCCTCACCTGCTTGACGTAGTTTTTTCTCACTCCAAGGTAATGCTTCAGCACCACCCCATAGTAAATAACTAATGTAGCCACAGGCAGAATAGTCTTTCCTTTCTAATGCTAACTCATAGTTGTCCTTTTGTCTCAATAAAAACGAACGCATACGACGGATTGTATCTAAACTTAGATTTTCTCCATTA